TATCTTTAACAAGAGGTGGTGTGGGGGGAAGTCCTAATGCAATTTGTTCAATGATACCACCAGCACCCATACTAATATCACCCTTTGCTTTGATATTCAAATGTCCTGGCGAAACTACGTTTACAGATGCACGAGGATCATATTGTAAACTTACCTCTTCGGATATAACCTTTGAGTCTTGTCCAGTAACTACTGCGACTTTCGTATCAATTATTTCATTTACTTGTCCAGCATGGATTTGTAAATTACCACCACCGCTAGGTCCTGCTTGTAATAAAACAGATCCTTTACCAACCAAAGATAATACATCAGCAGCTTCAAGGGTTATATTAGTTGCTTTAATAACTACATGACCATGGCATTCAGTAATACCATCACCATACAATAGGGTAGAAGATGCAAGACCAGTTCTTCCAGACTCTTCTGTAGTTGTTGATCCTTCACCTTCAGTTGATGAGTCTGATTTAGCAGATGCAACCTCAATTTTAGGTCCATCATACTTAAACATACCTCCACCCTTAGCATTGACTAGGAATCTACCACCACATGCTTTACCATTACCACCAGTTCCTGCCAACATCATGATATCTCCATTCTGTTGAATAGAGATACCCATACCATTAAGTTTATTACGAATTTCTAAATCGCCATCATCATCCAATAAAGTAAATCTCTTGCCATTGATGAGAACCGTAATCTCCCTATCAATTTCTAAATCTTGAGATTCATTATCTGTAGTAGGACTAGAATCTTTCTTTCCTGCTAATTCTTGTTGTCTATTAGTTTCACTCATAATTTACTCCTAAGGGCAATCAACATACTTGCCAGTGCCGATCTTAGCAGATCCAACCTCAACCCTTGCATCTCTATCAAGACACGAGAATGAAGGAATGAATCTAGCACCGTATCCGCCACCACCTAAGATGTTTACCTTAGGATATCTGTCAAATGTAATAGATCTATTCTTAATTCTAACACTAACTACTTTACCATCCTCAACCACAGCTTCAGCAATGGAGGGATCTCCATCAACATACACTAACGGTGTTGATGTATATTTTCTACCAGGACTTAACATAGTAAAAGAATCAATAATACACTCTCTACTTGCAGTTTGAGGAGTGTTGAGTTTATATCCAAAGCCAGGATCTGTAATCCTAATCTCACTAACACGACCAGTATCATCTAGTAAAGCAATACCTGTTGCTCTAGATCCCTCACCAGTTACAATAACAGATGGAGGTTCTTGATATGGATCTCCAGGTCTATCAATTGGAATATCAATAATTCCACCGCCTGGTGTAGTAATAGGAGACTCTGCAGAAGGGGTTTCTGGTTGTTTACCTGGTTCTTGATTAGTTGATTCTTCATTATCTTCCTGATCAAGTTCTTCTTGACTAAATCCTGCAGTGTCAGATACAATCAATACACTATCTTGTGCTCCTGTTCCTGCAATACCAAAAGTCATTGTCTCTTCATTTTCAATAGTACCGTCATTAGCAATTCCAATAACAACTTGGGCACTATTGTTTTGTATCACAAATGTTCCTGATAGTTTTCTTTCAACAATATCACTAGGAGTAATTCCTGTTCCAAATAAACGATAGAATAATGTAGAACCAGATTTTACATTAGTGGTTGTAATATTAAATTTAACAAACTCCCCTTCTTTTACTGAAGACTTATCAGCAACAACTTTATAAGTTGGAGTTGCAGTATCATCACCTTCTACTACATCATCAGGAACATCATCAGGTTCTTCTGAAACTAAACCTGTAGGAACATCAGGAGGTGAAGACGGTGGTGGTGGAGGTGATGTTGGTGTCTCCCCAAATGGAGGTGGTGGGTCATTAGGTGTTGTAATAGGACTCTCAGTTATAGTACACTTAGCAGCATATCTTTTAGCAAACGATTGTACAGTTCCTGGTGAATCTTTTTCAAATCTAATAAAAAAGTTTTCAGAATCCTCATCAACAGAGTCAGCAAAAGTTCTTACTTTGATACTCTTTCTAGTTTCACCTGGTGCAAATCCCAAGATTCCATTCACTGGTTCATAGTCTTCTTTTTCTATGGCTGTACCATTTCTTGTATAATAGGAAAGACTGGATGAGATACTTACATTGCCAGACCTAGTGACAACAAATTCAGCAATATCTCCCTCAACTACTTCTATATCTGTGAAAAAATAACTAATTGCTTTGGATATTTCAGGAGGATTTTGTATTCCTCCAACAAAAACAATCTGAGTCGGTCTTAAAGTAGTTCCTTTAAATGCATCTTCACATGTATATTGTGCCCAATCTTCACCAGTAACTGGGAAAAGATCATCAGTAATATTTTTTAGTAGTTCATCTAAGAAATCTTCACGTTTATCTGTGCCACAATCTGTACAAACTTTTGTAGTTTTAGAACATGATTTACCAGGTCCATTACACTGAATACCAAGTAAGTCTAAAACATAATTGATTGCATCACCAATAATATTAATAGCAGAAGCAGCTAACCCTAAAATGTCTTGCAATGGTCCTAAAACTGTTTCTAACAATTCATTCATTAATGATTGGATTTTGTTAAGAACACCTTCTACAAACTGATCTACCTGACATGCTGCAGCTTTGTAGATATTAAAAAGATATCCAAAAATAAGATCTTCAAGGAACTTAGCAAGTCGGTCGCCTAGGTCTGCCATCTGACAACCAACAGCATTTAAAATATTGTTAAAGAATAGAGTAATACCAGATAGTGAATTACCTGTTTCTGATGGATATAGGAGGAAGTTAATTAAATCTTTGATGCCTGCTTTTAATTTTTCTAATACAAATCCCTTAACTGATGCAACAAAAGTCCTAATAACTCTAATTGCTTTATTGACATATTTTCTACCAATAGATGAAGCATCATATAACCCACCCGATAATTCTCCTACCAGATAATTTCCCAATTTACCATCATTTCTCTGAGTTTCGTAAAGCATCTCAGAAAATAATCTAGTAAAAGTATTTTTTAAATCTGTTTCTTTTCCACACTTATCAGCAATTTCTACGCACCATTCTATCCCACCAGGATTGCTTTCAGTGTTAGGAGCATATTTTGCTTTTAAAAAATTGTTAACACCTGAAGAAATTACTGTTGTGTCATCTTTAATTTGAGCACCTGTTATAGCATGACCAGCTTCTTGAGGAGTTGGTTTTGCTGTAGAATCATCATCTTGATCAAATGGAATTTTATTATCATCAGAAACAAAAGTAATAAACTCTTTGCAACCAGATTCACCTGGCGTAGGGTCTTGAGCAGGTTCCTCATTAGTAGAGTTAGCAACTCTACCGACAGATCCCATAATTACAGGTTGTTGTTTTTCAGGGTCAAGGAAAAATCCTATTACCCATACTCCTGGTCCTAATTGATCAGAAACTGATGTAGATCCACCTGGCGTGTGCGGGGATGTTACAGGCATCATTGTAATTGCCCATCCCAAATCATCAGATGCTACTGCATCACATGAAGAAGGATGACGACCAACAATTCTGACTCTATAACGACCAGATTGTTTAAAGTCACCTTTCTTATCAGATTCAATTTGTCCAATCCACCAGTTGAATCCATCTCCTCCGATCTGGTTTATTGGATATAACCCGCTCATCGCATCCATGTTAATTAGTCTTCGTACACTCTACATTCATCAGCATCAGGTTCCATCTCACAAAAAAGTTCTAGTGCAGTAGGGTCATGATGGTCTCCTCCTGCAATGTCTTTCTTGTGATTTTTAGCGTAGAGTTCTAATTCATGTAGTTCTTCTTCTACATGACGACGCATTTGCGGATTAGTTGTTGGATCCTGAAGGATTTCTTTGTCTTTTTCTATATGTTTTTCAATAGATTCCATATTTTCTCCTAACTTACGTTACTTTCTTTAGATTTAATACCGTATGAGTCACGGATTAATTCAAGTACAGTATATACATTCTGATCTGATATGTCAATCTGTTGATTAACTGTCTTGATCAAATAGGTTCCACTATGTTCTGGATCCCATATATCATCCTCTCTAATCATATCTGGCACTTGGTTTGGAATCCTTATTTCTATAGTATCTCCTGCACATAATTCTAAATGTCCAGTTAAAGAAATAATTAACTCCTGATTAAACATAATTCCTGTTCTAGCAATACCTTGAGAAAGATATTGTTTCTGCATATCAGAAAAAACATTTACAACTCCCTGATCGCCTAGATCACTGTCTTCATTTGAAGCAATACCAGTTCCATTATACCAATTTTCATGATTAACAATGGTTGACATTACTCTTGTAGGATTTTGAGATAATGAAGTTTGTCCAGATGGAAGTTTTGTTTGACTTCCAAGGTGAAGCATATCATCCCAAGTATCTTTTAAAGAATAAACATACTCCTCGTACTTTCCAGTATTTATGTTAAAAAAACAAACAATTGAGGAATATGCACCTTCTCGCATCTTTTTCATCATATCAATTTCTCCACCAAATTGAACTTCTTGAATTTTATTCAGACTTTCGTAATCAGTTCTACCAGGAGAATAATTATAAATTTCTTCTGGTTCTACAGATATGAGTGAATCAATTGATTTAAATGTAAAACCCTTTCTAGTTTGAAAAAAGAAATAACCAGCAGTTCCAGTTGCTTTATTTGTTGATGACACATCACTAACAGATAACGATTTATTATCTTCGTTAGTATTGTTTTTCTTATTTTTCTTTGAAAATGTTTCTACTGATATTGTTTTAGGACAAAATTCTCTGATAACAGAATAAGGAGTTTTCTTAGGAGGAGTTAATTTTACAGAGTTTGCAGATGGTTCAGAATCAATCATTCCTTCAACAACATTAAGATATTGGGTAAGGAGTTCACTAACAACATTAGAAGTTGTACCAGAGATAGATCTATTAACCCTAGTTGCCTCATTAATTAAACCTTCTTCTGAAATAAGCATTAGAGTATAAATTTGTCCTCTATCAACTGCCATTCTATTGTTTATTTTCCAAACACGAAATTCATAAGAATAATCATCTCCTCTAACATCTTCAACCTCAACAACAACCTTTTCACCTCCTTGAAGTGGCATTGATGCCATTAAGTTTTCAGCATTATCAACAATAACTATCGTAGCACCATATGATGGCCAAAGAATACTTTCATGGTACTGAAAATGTGTTGCCATATATCTTAAGTTAGCATATGGTTTACCATCTGCTTCTCCAACTCTCCATATGGCAACTGATTTAACAATACACGACTGTGCATATGGTTTTTCCTTAAAATTTGCCATGATTAATTATGTACAGATGGATATAAAATACTGAGTCCTGGATCACCCTTTGCACCAATACGAGATGCAGATGTATCATTAGTTTCTTCTACTACATCAGTTGAATTTATCACAATAGGATCTATAGTTCCCAAATTCTTGTCTAAACGTTCTAATGATTGCATTCTAGATGACATATCAACAATAGATGATCTTCCACCAAAAGTAGTTGTAGGTGGATTAAGTTGCATAATCAATTTTTCTCTTTCTTCTTTAGAAAGTCTTGGATCATTATACATCGCATTTGGTCCAGTCATCTGATCATATATTGCCGTTGGTTCTGGACTAATTAGATCATTGATTATCATATCTGCCAACATAAGAAATGGATGTGTAATTTTTGGAACTCCTCTTACAGGAGGTTTAACTCCACCAGTTCTGATCTGAGTTCTAAATGTATTTGCTCTACTACTGTTAGGATATGCGCCCTTTTGTAATTTTGTAGCAAGATCTCTACCTTTATTGAAAGTTGTAGGATTTACTCTTGATTGAGGTTCTATAAAATTAATACTTGGTGCTCCGCCAGGAACAATACTATTCACAACACCACCAGGTCTTTGAAAACCACCAAGTGATCCTCTACCACCTGAATATCTTTGAGCACCACTTAATGTAGGTGCAGAATATGCACCATGACCAAGGATCTGTGGTTTAGAAGATGGTATATATGGTTTACCCTGCATCATAGCCATAAAACCGTCAAAGTTCATGCCAGTAAATCCAACACGGGATCCTTTCAATCCGCGTGCTAATCCACTAGGACCACCAGTGCCATAATTATTTGAAATTCTCTGAACCTTGCCAGGACCACCCGAACCACGTCTTCCATATCCACCTCTACCACGTGGATTAAGTAAACCTAATAATTTTTGGAACCAATTCTGTTCTTCAGGTTCTTCTGTTTCTGTAACTATATTTCTCCTATTCTGTTCTTGAGCTTGAGTTTCAGATTCTCTAATCAAATTAGTTGTAATTGTATCTCTAACACCAAATGCAGACGCAATTGGAGCACTAATTTCTCTGAGTTGATCACCAATACCAGCAGCTAAACTCCCCATGCCATCAAGAGATTTTTGTAGTAATGACATAGTAACAATACCTGTTGCTTTAATGGGAAGTTCCATAACCTTCCTAAGATCTTTTGTTTTTTCAGCAAGATCAGGAGTGTATTGTGGTTCTGCTGCCAATACTGTTTGAAATAAATTTTGTGTAAAAGGTTGTTCTTTTGGTGAAGATGCATTTACTGCTTTTGGCATAATACCTCTTTCAGCAACTTGAGGCATCATTGATTGTTGTGGTTTTGGTCTTACCTTACCATCAATTGCACTTGGTTCTCCTTGAGTATAATTATTATCAAGTGGAATAATTAATTCATCACCATGTAATTTTGCAAGATATCCACTATCAGGACCAGAAGCAATACCACCTCGCTCAAATCCAATACCCAAATCATTATATGGAATGGGATTACTTTGTTCACCAGCATCAGCATCAGAAATATCTCCTAGGAGATCCAGTTGCATAACATCATTTTTATCTTCACCAGGATCTAAAATTTCTCTAGTTCCAGAGAAATCAAGTTCTTGTTCTTGTTCTCTTTCTCTTGATTGAATTTGTTTTTCGTCTTTCTTTATATTAGCAAGATTATTTTGTTCTCTAAGAATGTCTATAATAGAGTCTAATTTAGTCTCAAGCATATCAGAATTATGCTCAAGTTGCTTAATAGTACCAAATATTCCTTCGTTAGTCTGAATGACTGCTGTTTGAGTATCGTCTAATTTTTCACTTAAAGTATTAAAATTATTATTAATTGCCTCTACTGCGGCAGTTAAAAGAACTCCAAGTTTTGGATCTTTTACCTTGACTGGTTTTTCACTAGTAGGTGAAGAGGTTGGTATAGGTTTATTAATAACTGGATTTTTTGCCCTAAACTTTTTTTCTTGTTCACTTGCAAGTTGCTGATATTCTGGTAGTCCTCTAAGGTGTGCAGGCACTCCCATCAAAGGATCTTGAGAACTTTGACCCCTTGCAAAATAATCTGGATAATTAAATCTATCTCCAAATTTCTTTTCTCTAAGAAATCTTGGAGTCATCCTATACTTTAATGCATCACCAAAAAATTCTCCTCTTGATAATTCTGGATCAATACCAAGTTTTTCTGCTTCTTTTTCAGCAGTTTCCCTCTCATCATTTGCATCTCCACGAGCATTTTGAAGAGTTTGATAAATTTTAAGAGCGATAGTGGTTGATAGGTC